CAGAACCCGAGCTCACGCCCGCAGTGATCGCGGTATCGAATCGCCTGCATCACGAGCGGCCGTCACGGCCATCGCAGCTCACAAAGAGCCGCGGACATCGCCGCTTGCGGCTCACGCAACTGCGAACACTTGAGCGTCACGGCTTTGCTATGCGTGTGGGGGGGGGGCTGGATTGCCGCTCAACTCCCCATGGAGTTGTCGCATGAATGATCTTGACCATGCACTGCGGGCGCTTGCTGACGAGCTGGCATTCAAAGCACCGGACCGGGCGCGCATCGATATCGAGCGGCTCCGGCAGGCAGGCGTTCCGTGTCCAGCGTCATGCAGCACTTGAGCACTACAAGCAGCAGTACGTGGTTGGGCTCAAGGCTCGGAGGTCCGCAGCATGAAGCACGCTCGATGCGAAAAGATCACATACGCCAGCTCCGTTGATGCTCGGCGAGCTGTCAAGAAAGGCGCACCTGGTCGGCCATACCAGTGCGGCTGGTGCGGCGAATATCACCTCACTACTCAGACAGGGGCTCAGGCCAGAGCCCGTCGAAAGTTGATTCGCCAGGCAAAGGGAGCGCAAGCATGTCAGTAAGCTCACGTCGCACCGCGTCTTTGGTGGTCGAGTTGCACGTTGTCACTGACCGCGACACGGTTGATCAGCTCGCGTTGGAAAAGTCACCGGGTGATGTGGTGGCGCTTACTGGCTCGTCTGGCGAGATAGTCGATTGGTGGTGGATTGACGACGCGCAGAGGTTACGCCCGAGCGACTCCTTGAGCAGCGACTCTCGCCAGCAAACGTTGGTAACCATTTACGAGAACCAAGTCCAGCTGAAAGCGCGAGCCGATCGCCGTCTCGCCAGCCTAAAGGTCGACATGGTGAATACACCACCGCACTACACGGGACACCCGTCCGGTATTGAGTGCATTGACGTGATCGAGGGCATGACGTGCTGTCCCGCAAATGCGATCAAGTACATCTGGCGTCATCTCGACAAAGGCAAGCCCATCGAGGACTTGAAAAAAGCACGCTGGTACATCGATCGTGAGATACAGCGGCTCGAGGCTCAGGCATGAACAACCTCGACCGCTGGCACCGCGATCAGCAACTGAAGCAGCTACTGCAGAGCCAATCACGCGACAGGCCGATACTGCACAAGCCAGCTCCGAAGCCCGATCTCAACGATCGATTGAAGTCGATCGTATGGCTGGCCACGTTCGTCATCGGAGCGCTGATGCTGGTCGGCTTGCATCAGGTAGCGGAGATGATCTGGCGGGTGTGGCTATGAGCACACAAGCCGACATCCTGCCGATGAGCGAGCCCAAATGCACATCGGCGACCACGGTCAAGTGCGAACGTCGCTGGCAGTGCTTGCGGTACACCACGCACACGCCTCCGCACCTGTCGCAGATACGGCAGCTGCGCGACTACGAGGGTGGCGCTCGTTGCAAGGGCTACATTGCATTGCAGGAGGCGTCATGACTGACCGGTGCGCTGGGCAGGGTTGCGGTAAGCGCGTGAGGTGCGCGGTGCACATGATCGGCACCGGACAGCTCGTGCAATACAAGCCGAGGCAGTGCAAGGTGTTTGTGTCGCTCACGCCATCGCAAGCAGCTCAGGTGACACGAGAGCAGAAGCTGCGGGCGAATCTGTCTTCGAGGGTTCCGCGATGAGCCTGCCGGAGTTCTCACTGACGGGCCCGGTTGGAGCAACCACCGTCACGGGCTATGGCGACAGTCCCGAGGCCGCGCTTGATTCGTGGTGTCAGCAGCGAGACCAGGTGATTGGCAACGTCGACAAGCCTCAACGATTCAACGGTGAAATCGGGCCACGGAACGGCACCGCGCCTGTGCAGCGGGAGCGCGACGAGTGAGGCGCCCCAACCGAATGCGAGTGATACGCCAGGACGGAAAGCCTGACGTCATTATTCCCCTCGAGCACGTCGAGCAGGCAAGGGTGGTGTCATGGGCTCGCATGCAGGCAAGACGACACCCGGCACTGGACAGCCTGTTCGCCATACCCAATGGCAGTTACAAGACAGGACGCTCCGCAGCTCTGTTCAAGGCCGAGGGGCTGAGATCAGGCGTTCCGGATCTCATGTTGCCGTGGCCTGCGGGCGGACATCACGGCCTGTTTCTCGAGATGAAGCGAGTGCGTGGTGGCACGGTGTCCAAGGCTCAGCGCGAGTGGCTTCAGAGGCTCAGTGCTTCGGGATACCGGGCCGAGGTCTGCAGAGGTGCAGATCAAGCAATCGCGCTGTTGCGTGAATACATAGGCATCGATTGATGCTCGCCATCAAGCCGCAGCGAATGACATTGGCTCGGTGGTTTTCATCTAAGGTAAAAATCCAATGAGTGATTTAGTTAGAGGGGCGCCATCTGCCGCAGTCGATGCTGCGGTTACCCTCGTGGAGCGAGAAAAGGGCCATAGAGAAGCTGAGAAGGCGATGGCTAATAAGCGCCGAAAGTCTGCATTAGAGGAAAAGCAGTTTGATGAAACCGATGCAGCGGCGGAGTTGGCTGCAATTCTCCAGCGAAACCGAGAGCGCGCTATCAACAACGAATTTGTTGATTCTCCACTGCGGCTAATTATTCAATCAATCATAGGAAAGCCAGAGGCGATTGATCGACACGAAAAGCCACCTACACGAATTCATTTTATTGAAGACAGTCGTGTCGTCGCCGAGACAGAAATCGAATCTCGATTCGGCAATACGATCGCGCAGAAGGTGGCAGGTTGGCGAACAGTCGCAAGCGAGTCTGGCAGGCTTCCTATGGGTCAGTGTGTGTACGTTGTCCATTCGGCCAGGATGTGCAAGATCGGGCGATCAATTGAAATTCGAAAGCGGTTGGCCGCTATACGCATGCATTGCCCGACGCCGGTTACGCTGCTCCGGGTGGTCGTTTGTGGAAGTGGGCACAAAGCCCCTGATCTAGTCGAGAAAGAATTGCATCAAGCATTTGGCGCTAGAAGGTCGCATGGAGAATGGTTTCGACTCCGTAGAGAAGACCTGAAGTATCTTGACGCCTCGTGTGAGCCATGGCTTGTGAGATATGTCGATGCCGATCTTTGGAGTGATGACGAATGACGACAGTCGTATCGAAAGACACCACTGATGATATGCATAATTGGGCTCGCTGGTATCGGGCTGGGAACGCGGCAGGGCTGGGTTTTCCGCGCGTAGGTCCAGCGTTCAAAGAGACCACGAGTCCGAGGACGTTCGACGATACGCCTATGGCTCGCATCAACGAGCAGGCGGGAGAGCAAACGCACCGAGCAATAATGGCGCTACCAGAGCGTGAGCAGTTTGCGCTTGCCGTCCACTACCTTCACGGGTGCTCAACCTGGATACAAGTATCTGAGGGGCTTGCAAGAGCTGACGTTAAGGTAAACCGGCAGACCGCACGAGAGTTGGTCGAGCGAGCTTTGCTGGGCGTCGAGATGTGGCTACGCAGCAAGGCTGCGTAAGCGTGTTAACACGGGGTCTGCGAAAAGTCGCGAAAATGAGTATAATCCGCTCGCGCGGGAGTATCTTCATGTGTTCCGCCGCACCTCCTCCAAGTGGTATTTCGAAACCCGCCTGAGTCCTCGGATTCGGCGGGTTTCGTCGTTTTGGGATACCAACAGCGCGTGTAGATCACCGGCGGATCGTCTGGCTCATAACCAGAAGGCAGCGGGTTCAATTCCCGCCCGCGCTACCAACACAGGAACCGGCACACCGTGAACATCGACGAAACCCTCGAGCACCTACGTGCCGATGGGTTTCTCGGCGTGCGTGTTGCTGATGGCTCTGACCTGGTATTCATGTCGCCAACGCTCCCTGATCACGTTGTTGTTGATGTGTCGGGTGATGAGCGCGAAATGAGCATCGATGAGTTCAGGTCGCAGTATTCAGGCGCGAAGTTTCGACCGGCGCGGGCGGACGAGTCGGCATGATGCGTTTAGTCCTGGTAGCGACGTTACTGACCGGCTGCGCATCCAATCCATTCAGCCGCGACGAAGGCCCGCTCGAGGGCGTCTCGTGGCGTGAGTCAGACGATGGCCGCATAGCGCTGTGCACCGATGACGACGTGTGCTATCGGCCGTCAGTATCAACGTGGAGCTACTTTCTTGATCAGCAGTGCCCTGTAGATGCCACGGCTGACACAGAACTTTGACCGAGCTGAATTCGCCTGCCGATGCGGTTGCGGTTTCGATACGGTCGATTACGAGTTACTGACTCACCTGGAGTACGAGCGGGCGCATTTCGGCCGCCCGATCATCATCACATCGGGCGCTCGGTGCGCTGAGTACAACCGGCGAGTGGGCGGGGCTGAGAGATCGCAGCACGTGCTCGGCAGGGCGGCTGATCACTACATCGAGGGCGTGAGTCCTCGCGAACAGTACGAGTATTTCAATTCACGGTTCCCGCGCCGTTACGGGCTGGGTTTGTATGTAACGAGCAACTTCATACATTTCGACACTCGTGTCGGCGAAGCTGCGCGGTGGAGGGGCAAGGGCGCATGAGCTTGACGGGATTGCTCGCCTCGCCAGTGCTCAAAGCTGGCCTAGAGCTGGTCTTGCCGCTGGTGCACGACGTGCTCGGCGGTGGCAGAGCGGCCGACAAGGTGTTGGCCAAGGTCAAGCTCAAGGCCCTCGATATTGACGGCTCGCGCATTGCCGCAGCCCAGAAGATTATCGAAGCCGACCAAGAAGGAAACTGGCTGCAACGGTCCTGGCGACCGATAGCCATGTTCGTTTTTGTCGGCCTGCTGATCTATCAAGTGGTGCTCGTGTCAGTTGTTAACGCCATTTTCGGCGCAGACACAATCGCACCGGACGCGCAGCTCACCTACGAGATCATTCAAGTGATCAAGTGGGGCATGGGCGGCTACATCGTCGGACGATCCGGCGAGAAAATCACGCGCACGATCATTCAAGGACGGCGCAGTAACGAGGTCATCACCGAGCGCGAGGATGACATGCCGCCACCGCGAGTCAGCGACAACGCCGACATGCACGAGCCGCCCTTCATGCGCCCTGACCGGTGACCGATCGCAACTTCACGCAAGACCGAATTGATGCCGCCGCTGACTGGCAAGGCTGGCAAGCACTACCCAATCAAACGCGCAGTGAGCATCTGATGCCGCTGGCAACCAAGAGACCACGTATGAGCACCAAAGATGACATCGAGGATATGGCGTCAGAGCTGAGTGATCGTGTACTCGCTCGCGTAAAACCCGAGCTTGAGGATATCAATCGCCGCTTTGAGGCCGAGATGCGCCGCCTTGATCAACGCGCTACCAAAGAAACCAATCGCTGGTCCGGAAAACAATGGGCGGCATTCATCGCAGGGGTTGTGCTGTTGATCGTTCTCTCGTTCTTCGCGGGTCGTGCAAGCGCTGACGACATCATGCGAGGCGTGCCTCATGCGCTATTGCCTGTAGCCACTGATATCCCCTGCGTCGTCGGTGATGACGCGTGGCGTGATGCGGTTATAGCGGCCGGTGATGCGTCACCAGGCACCATGCTCGCGTGTGTCCGGGCTCAGTAAAAAAACGCTGCCGGTGTGGGGCTACTCGATGCGCGATTGTGACGGAGGACGAGAACGTGCAGATGCCAGCAGCTCGTCTGACAGATCGGCACGTAGACGATGCGATCGAGTCGAGCGAGAAAGCTGAATGGCGACGCCAGCGCGCTCAATCGCGGCACGTCCTGTACGGCAGATTCGGCCGGGCCGCTCGATGGATCGGTGGCCGTCTCAAGTGGTTCATCGCGAACGCGAAAGACATTCTCGGCTCACTGGCATTGGTGACAGCGATGATGGCCGTCGCCGAGTCGGCGGGATGGATCGATCTGGCGGCAGTGCCGCAGTGGGTGCAAAGTCTGGTCACAGCAATGCGCGAAGTGTTCTCGTGACGCTCTTCAATAAAGCCGCAAGCTGGACGCTGGGCAGCGTGATTGCCGTCTTGCTCTCTGCGCTGGTTTACGACTGGTTCATGCCGGTGTACCACGATATTGCATTAACGGATGTGCGCATTGATGGCACGACGATATACGGCTCCTTGATGCTGACAAAGGATCGCGATTGCAAAGTGGTGAATGGGACGCTCGCAGCTTTTGCTCACGTTCAGGACGTGCGAGAGCCTGTGTTGTACGTGGATGCAAAAGGTTATCCGCTTGTATTGCGCGATTTGCCCGCATCGAAAATACCCTACATGCTCAAAGTGGGCTGGCAGCTAGACCACGCTCGGCCGCTGCCCGATGCGGTGAGCGTTTCATTTCGCGGTACGTGTGGGTTTTTCACCAAGCGCCTGAGAATCGGGCCGCTGCCGACAGGATTGCAACCAGGGGGCAATCGATAATGCCAGCTGCTCGCGTCACCATCGCTGACAAATCAACCGGCGAGACGCTGACGGCTGATGAGTTTGATCAGATTCCTATTGCGGTCAATGATCACGCCGGTCGAATTGATGAGATCGAAGAAACCGCTGGCATCAAGTGGATCGCTGGCTACTCAGGCCAGCGCTGCTGGCAACCCGATGAAGACGGTCGGCCTGTGCACTACCACGCAGCATCCAGCAGCACAGAGGCCACACGGGCAGCAACGGTGCCAGGCACCAACAGCAACGTATGGGCTGTAACCAACCCAGACGGCGACCCGGTCGCCGCCTACCAAGCAGCACGAGACTCCTGACATGACATTAGCGTTCGAAGTTACCCAGATGGGTACCGAGATGGGCGGCGACGTTAAAGCCCTGTTTGCCGCAATTGGCGATCTACTCGCACTTCCGACGACCGACAAAAGCAGCGTTGTCGCTTCAATCAGCGAGCTGAGCACGCAGATCGGCAGCGCATCGGGTATTGATGACAACAGCACGGGCACAGCGGCATCTTGGTCAGCGTCTAAGGTCATCGCAGAGCTTGATGCGCTTAGATCGGCGCTCGAAGGTGGCGCGCCTGTCACGCTGAACGATTTGAACGAGATCGCAGCGGCGATGAACGATGACCCTGATTTCGCCAACACGATCAACACGCTGGTCAGTAACAACGCGACGGCAATCAACACTCTGGCTGCCAATGTGGGCGACACATCTACCGATTTTCTTGCCGCTTACACCACGGCGCGAGACGCCTGATCTGAGGCTGACTCATGTCGCTCGCGGATGATGTTGTTGCGGCTCTTGCCGAGATCGGCGGTGATGTCAATTCACTGCTCGCTTCCCTGCGTGCCGGTATTTGGGTCGATGGCGGCGCGTCTATTTCTGCAGGCGGCCATGTAGGCGTTAACACCGCGACCAACACAGTCACCACAACGGTTGGCACAACTGATTACACCACCGCCGTAGTAACGCTTGCTGATGGAACTGCAGACAACGAGCTGACCATTCTCAAGGCGCGCGGCCCGAATTACATGCGGCTTGACGGCAAGATCAACGGCGACGAAAACGCGCAAGTGATTGTCAATGCTGAAGGCGCAAGCGTTCTTGCTTTGTGGGACGACGTCACGAACAGTCACTGGATTAGTGCTGATCCGCAGTTCACGTTTAGGGCTGTCGCCACCTGATGCCGATCCGGGTTCAAGGCAGACACGCCGCAAGTGAGTTGACTGTCACCACTCGGCTGGGATCTACGATTATCACACCCGGTGATGGCGGCAAGTTTGATGAAGAGCTGCCCGTCTCAATGACCGACGGCCTGCTTGATTCTGACGACATAACAGGTGAGAGCAGGGGGGATGCAATAACGGTTGACTACCCTTCGCGCCCAGACTACGTATTGCACATCATCGGGCAGAGCAACGCAGCGGGCACAGTCGCGGGGCCCGCGCCGTATACAAACCTTGCCAACATGCTCAACGACGATGGTACTGAATATGTTCCGGCAGGCGCGGGCAATGTGTACGGGCTTGAGGCCCCATTGTCCGAGTACTGGACGGCAGCGAACAGCGTGACTGTAATCAAGACCGCAACAGGTGGCGTGCATATCGGCAACTGGATATCGAATTTCTGGCCGACGCATTCGGCCGCTATTGATTCCGCGACCTATCCGGCAGAAGCCCAGCACATTTTCGCGTGGATTCAGGGCGAATCGAACGCGGTTGACGACTACTCGGGCACCTATGACTACGAGGCCAAAAGCCGCGAGCTGTTTGGTCTGATTCGAGCCAAGTTGCCGACCGCTCACATCGTTGACGTAAAGCTAAACGCGGCGGCCGTGTATGAAGATGCTAGCAACACAGCACAGCAGGATTTGCGCAGGTCACGCGCCGCAGCTCTGAACGTAGCCAAGCAGGGCATAGCGGACGATTTGGCTCACGTGGATGCTATCGGTGACAGTGCCGGATACACGCTCAGGCCTCAAGCGATGGTTCAACACTACGACGCAGCGGCCTATCAGGTCATGGCGAATGATTTTCTCGGAGTGATCTGATGGTTGATCTTCTATATCCACCTGCGAACGACGCATCGGGTGAGTCGGTGTATGAGGACAAGCGCGGATCGGCTGTTGCGCTGACCAGTGCCGACATGGGTAAGCGTTATATCGTTGACGACGACATCACTTTGGCTGAGGTTTCGGTCACTGAATTTGGGCGCGAAATCGTAGTCGTTGCAGACGCATCAATTGCCGTTTCAGGTGTGGGTAGCGCAGTGGTGAACGCAGCGTCGCCAACAATGGAGCCACTGCAGATGGCCCGATTCATCTGCCTTGGAACAAACGTATGGGCGATGGTATCTGTAGCAGCGGGCGAGTCGACGGGCACAGGTGCCGGCGGCGGGGCAACAGCGGCCGGAACACTTCCGTCGTTGACTCGCAGCGATGGCTCATTCAACTGGTTGACGCGCGCGATCTCATCCCAGGCGTTTGATGTAGCGGACGGGGGCAGCATCGAAGCAACGGTTGATGTCGCCTCTTCGCGGCTGATTCTCGGACTATGCACAGCTGGGCAGCGATCAACAATTGCTGGCGATGTTCAGACCGCGAGCTACGAAGGTGGTGAATTGTCAAACACGGTTGATAACGCTTCCAGCTTTCAGCCGCGTTTTCGCAGATTCAACACGACACTCGCTACAGCTGGCACAGCCCAGGCGGCGGGTGATGTCATTGGTCTAACCATGCTCCCGGGCGGTGACACCGAGATGTCAGTCAACGGCGCAACCATCTTCACATGGGTCAACGATGTGAGCCTCGCCGGCGCGATATACTCCTACGTGATGATCAGAAACAGCGGCCAATCACTGTCAAACATCAGCGCCACCGGCCTTGCCGGTTACACGTGGGACCCGGCCTACAGCAACCTTGATGAAAGTTAGTCCGATATGAGATTTCTGATCGCCGCACTGATCGTCTTTATTTCCATGCCCGCGCATTCGGCGCAGTGCATCGGCGACCGCGTGTGGCATGACGCGGACGGCGACGGCGTGCAGGGTGACTACGAGGGTGGAGTTGCAGGCGTGTCGGTACGTATCGTTGACGACGCAGGGGTGACCGTTGACGAGATGCGAACCAATCATCGGGGCTATTTCGGCCTGTGCGGCGATGCAGGCGTGTACACCTTGCAGGTTGATATTCCGGCAGGCTACACAGCTACAACGCCCGATCAGGGCGGCACGTGGCGTCAGGACTACGATGACTCTGACATCGACGCGCTTGGCCTTGCCTCTGTTCGCATTCGCGCGACGCGACGCCAGAATCTGCATGACGTGGGCCTTGTGACGAGCGACGATATCGCTCCGGATGAGCCTGAGCCGGAAGTCGAAGAGACAGTTGCAGAGTCGCCAGTGAGCGCTACGGGCGGCGTAGTTCTGCACATCATGGGGCAGTCGAACGCGCTGCCCGCTGAGACGCTGCTCGCGCCCGGAATCGACCGAATCGTGACCGCGCGCTCTGGTGTGCCGATCCAGCTCTATAGCAATAATTGGTGGCCGCGACACGTGCCGAAGCTTGCCAGCTTGCCCGCCGATGCGCGCAATATCGTCGTGTGGATTCAAGGCGAGGCAGAAGCCGCAGGTATCTATCCGTACGAATACCTCGACGAGCAGAACCGGCTGTTTGATGCGATCACCACAGCGATCCCAAACGTCGAGATTCTGGACGTGACGCTGAACGAGGCCGTGATTTACGGCGGCCCTGGCGACAGACGCAACACTAGGGCACGAGATCACGTGAACGCCGCCAAGCGAAAGATTGCTAGCGAGCGCAGCAACGTGACGCTGATTGGTGGCGACTACGATCTCAGGGACGACGGTCTGCATTACACCGCTCTCGGATACGAGCAGATGACTGACGACGTGCTTGGCTACATCGGCACGGACGCAACAGAGCCAGTAACGCAGTCGATCACCTACGGCCTTGCAGCGTCATTCACGCGCGCTGGCGACATGAACGGCGACGGCATCGAGGATGCTGTTATCGGCACCGGTGCTGCTGGACATGAAGATCTGGCTTTTGTCGCTTGGTTCGACGGTGCCACAGGCGAGCGTAACGACATCGCCACATCAGGCCTTGAGGGCTATATCGGTGATGCGGCTGTCGCAGACATTGACGGGGACGGTGATCTCGACGTGGCATTCGGACAAGGTGCATGGCGTGCCAGTGACACCGAGACGGGTACCGTGGGCTACTACGAAAATCGCGGGAGCCAATGGGTGCGCCGAGTCATTCGTCAGAACCTGCCAGGCGGTCACTATGGCGAGATACGCGCGGCCGATCTTGAGGGCGATGGTGATATTGATATCGTTGTGCGTCATATCAGGCCCGCATTGCTGAGAATCTACCGCCAAGAGGGCGGGCGATGGACCGAAGAGACGCAGAGCGTTGTCATGCGTGAGGGCCTTGATCTCGCCGATATCGACCGCGACGGACTGCTCGACATCATCGGCAATGGCTGGGTCTTGTTTCAGGGTGCCAACGGCTGGACATCACGCAACATCACATCCGATTGGATCGGCAGTCTCGAGCACTTCCTCGACAACAGCACGAAATCGGCAGCGGCTGACATCAACGGCGACGGGCGGTTGGATCTCGTGTTCGCATCCGCTGAGGGTAAGCGCCTACCGATGAAATGGTTTGCAGCGCCCGCCAACCCGCGCACCGGCCCATGGATAGAGACAACGATAGACACCGTTGCAAGTCATCAAGTGCTAACCACTGACGTCGACAACGATGGCGACATTGACCTGATCGGCGGCGAGTCATGGGGTGCAGGTGGTCGCATGATCTGGCTCAACGACGGACAAGGTGAATTCACTCGTCAGAACATCACGACAGGCGCACAAGAGGGCTGTTACAACTGCGACCTGGTCAACGGCTATCTAGTAGGTCCGACGACGTTTGCAGGGCCTGTGCTGGCGCATGAGCTGCCGTAAACGCATGTTGTTCGCGGGTCCTTCCTGGGCTTATTTGCGCCATTCGATGCAGGGGCCGCGCGAAAAGTTTGCAGTCCCCGGGTCTCTATGCTCCGCCGCGGCGAGTGATTGATTGATGCACTCGGTCAAGGCAGAGCAGGGCTGGTCCAAGTCAGAGCTCGCCGCTGAGTTCGAGATCGACAGACGCACAGTCGACAAGGTGCTCAAGGGCATCACCGCGGCCGGCGCAGCTTCAACAGCGAGGCACCCTACCTACCGAATTGCTGATGTCGCGTATCCCCTGGGCTCATACAAGGCTCACGGCACGATGCTGCAGATCGGCACAGGCCAGAATGCAACCATCGGATTCAGTGACGAACAGATCCATCCTGATGAGTTGCCACCGAAGGAGCGTAAGGAGTGGTACGACGGTGAGAAGGTTCGCAAGGCAATGCTTCGCGACGATGGTGAGTTGGTGCCTGTCAGCGAGCACCGAGCAGGCCTTGCAGAGATGGGGCGCATGGTGCGCGACACGTTGTCCAGCCTCGCTGATGTTGCTGACGCCTCACTCGCTTTGTCGCCCGACGTCATCGAGTTGATAGACAGCGTGGCCCGCAAGGCTCTTGAAAGCCTCGCCGACGAGATGGCTGGCTGATGTACGCCGACATCGGTCGAGTACGGCGTGACGTTGCTGCGATTGTCCGACCGCCACCAAAACAGACAGTGCCCGAGACAGCTGCAAAGCATGTGCGCGTCCCGGGCGGCGGCCACTATGATCCGACGCTGACGCATGCGCTGATCGAGCCAGCCGAGTGCGTCACCAGCCGCAAGTATGAAGCGGTAATCTTTGCAGGGCCTGCGCAGTGCGGAAAGACGCTGGCATTGGTTGAGAACCCTGTGGCGCATGCGATCACGACGGATCCGCAAGACGTCATGGTGATTCAGACCGCGAAGGACCAGGCGCGTGATTTCTCTCGGCGCCGCGTGGATCGAATGCTTGCACGCTCGCCTGATATCGGATGCCACCTCGGCACCGGTGACTCAGACGACAACACCTTCGACAAGCACTTCCGATCCGGGATGATGCTATCGATCGTTTGGCCTTCACGGAATATCACGGCCGGCAAGGCGATACAGATGGTCATCGCGACCGACTACGACCGGGTAAAAGATGACGCGGGCGGTGAGGGCTCACTGTTCGACGTACTGCTGCCTCGCACTCGCACATTCAAGTCGCGCGGCATCTTGATATGTGAATCAAGTCCGTCCCGCCCTGTGCTTATCGCTGACTGGAAGCCAAGCACGCCGCATGAGGCGCCGCCGACCAAGGGCATTCTCGGGCTGTTCAACTCAGGGGATCGACGTCGGCACTACTGTCAGTGTCAGCACTGCGGGGAGTACTGGATGCCGGACCCGGGCCCGGGTGGGCTTGTGATTCCGACCGAAGGTGAAGACCTCGAGCGGGCCGAGCAGGTAGGTGTTGTGTGTGCCACGTGTGGCGCATTGAATACGAAAGAACATGAGGCAGCAGTTAAGGCCTCGTTCACGTGGGTGGGTGAGGGTCAATCGATTGATCGTGATGCTGTGATCACAGGTGATGCTCGCGCATCACGTATCGCCTCCTTTTGGATGCCTGGCATCGCAGCACGTTACGAAGGCTGGGAGTCGCTGGCTGCTAAGTTGATTCGGGCCGAGCGTCAGTTCGAGAGGACGGGCGAAGAGGAATCGCTCGAGGCTGTGATCAATACAGGCTTCGGCGCGCCGTATGTACCCAAGGCGCTGCGATCCGAGACTTCGGCCGATGATCTTCGCGATCGAGCGATTGCGGCAGATGAGGCGAGGCCAGTGGAGCGCGGCGTGGTGCCTGCCGGTGGTCGCGTACTGGTGACAACGGTGGACAACCAGGGCTCGGCGTTTGTTGTGCAAGTGCACGCGTTCGGCGTTGGCGGGAAGTGTTGGATCGTTGATCGCTATTCGATCACGGTGTCTGAGTCGCGCCGCGATGAAAACGGGGACCCTGTGGCCATAGCGCCTGCATCGTTTCCGGAAGACTTCGAGTGCCTGCGGTCGCGTGTACTCGAGAAGGCTTATGTGACCGAGGATGGTCGCGAGATGACGTCGCACCTCGTCGGTCAGGATCTTTCAGGCGAGCCGGGTGTGTCGCCGAGCGTGTATGCCTACTGGCGGAAGATGCGCCGAGCAGGCAAGCAGCGGCAGTACCGAATCGTGCGCGGCGGCAAGCGCGTTGATGCGCCGGTGTGGGCCGAGACTTATCCGGATCGCACGGTGCCCGGACAGCGCGCCAAGCTGCGGGGTGATGTGCCGGTGTTAACGCTGAACGTGCACAAGCTGAAGGACCGAATCGCCGCATTGCTCAAGCAGGACACCGAAGGCGAGGGTCACTTGCACTTGCCGGCCTGGGCCGAGCTGTCGTGGTTTGAAGAACTCGTTGCGGAGGTTCGTGATGCGGACAAGTGGCGCCAAGTGTCACGCCGCAACGAGACTTTGGATCTGTTGGTGTACGCGTACGGGCTGTGGTCGTTCTGCGGAGGCGACCAGGTTGATTGGGACTCTCCGCCTTCGTGGTGCGCTCAATGGGATGAGAACGTGAATGTGATCGGAAGTGAAGGGATCGTCAAGCAGCGTGAGGCTGAGCTGCCGCCGCCATTCGCTGATGATGAATCAACGATCTCATCAGGAGGTGACCCGTGGCTGGCTTGACTGAAGTTGAGCGCACGCAGATGACGGTAAAGCTCGCTCGATATGAGGCGCGCCTTGAAGAGCTTGAGTTAGGAGAGGCCACAGCGTCGATCTCTCAGTCAAATACCGCGGGCTCTCGCTCCATGGCCTTTACGTCAGGAGGCGGGGCAGACGCCATAAGACACCTTGAACAAAAAGTCGATGCCATGCGAAGAGCGCTCGGGCTATCGCCCCGGGTTGGTTACTCGCAACACAGACCGATTGAGCTGAGCTGACCGATGGCAACACCACTTTCTGCAGTCCGTCGTTTCTTCGGCGGAGGCGGAGTTGTGGGCGATGCTCCGACCGCCGGGAGATCAAGGGACACACAACACCTTGGCGCTTCGCGTACGGCCCGGGAAGTATCCGACTGGGAGCCACGCACCGGATCTGCCGACAGTGACTCTGCCGATGAGATCGAGACAATCACGGCACGCGCTCGTGACCTTGATCGGAACTCGGGTCTTGCGCAAAACATGCGCGTCACGACGACTGACAACGTCATTGGCACTGGGCTGCGGCTTATGCCAGCGCCGAACTATCGCGTGCTCGGTCGAGATGCGGACTGGATGGCGGCGTGGTCGAAGGGCACGCGGGCGCACTGGGAGAATTTCGCAGACTCGCGGTTTGTTGATGCTGATGGCGAGGACAATTTCGACGGCCTGACTCGATTGATTGGCAACGGAGAATTTTTATCGGGAGGCGGTTGCGCTGTGCCGATGTGGAAGTCTCGGGCAGGCACACCGTTCCGAACCTGCGTGAAGGTCATCGAGGCCGATCGCCTTAGCAACCCCAATGGCGCGCCCGAAAGTGAACGTCTGTCAGGCGGCGTAGAACGACGAACTGATGGTGAGATTAGCGCCTACCATGTTCGCCGTGGCCATCCAGGCGATATCGGATCGCGCCGGCCGATCAATGCAGATGACTGGGAGCGCATACCCATCCGGTTCCCCTGGGGTCGTCGTCGGTTCCTGCACGTGTATGACAAGAGTCGGCCGGGGCAGTCGCGAGGCATACCCGCGCTCTCGTCCGTGCTCGCAGCGTTTGGGCTGCATAGCAAGTACCAGCTGACTGAGCTTCAATCCGCGGCAGTTCTCGCAAAGATCGTTCAGGTGCTTGAAACACCGCTGACCGATGAGCAGGCAGCCGCGTTGTATGGCGGCACGTCAGAACAATACGGTACGCATCGCGAGAACTGGAAGGTGCCGATGAATGCGGGCTCGGTCGTCAAGACACCGGTTGGCACCGTGCTCAAGAACCTTGACCCAAAACGCCCGGCGCCGGCGTTCGTTGCGTTCATGGAGCACATCGTTCGAGAGATCGGTGTTGGTGCTGGATTGCCGTTCGAACTGGCTACGCGCAACTTCAGCAAGACCAACTACTCGTCAGCGCGTGCAGCGTTGCTTGAAGCATGGAGGCACTTTCATGTGGAGCGCAAGCGCATTGCCTATCAATGGGCCGCGCCGGTCTACGAGCTCTGGCTTGAGGAAGCGATCGATCTCGGGATCGTTGAGGGCGAAGGGTTCAACGAGAACCGCGCCGCCTGGTGTCGATCGCAATGGATCGCACCGAGCCAATACCCGATCGATCGGCTCAAGCACGAATCAGCTAACAAGAAGGCGTTTGCGAACGGCACGACGACGCGAGCCAAGATCGCCGCGGAAGTGGGTGATGACTGGGAAGAGCTTGCAGAGCAGCGGCTGAAGGAAGAGATCAAGGACGCTGAGATCGCCATGCGCAAGAAGCGTGCTCTTGAGCGGCTGTCGGCTGAGCTCGGCGTTGAAGTCCCTGCCGATGCTCCACCGACGCCAGACGATGACATGCAGTCGGATGAGGACATTGATCGCGCGTTACCCGATGAGGACATGAAGAACGAGGACGAGCCGGCGCCGACAGAAAACGAGGATACAAGCGATGAGTGACAGACCCGCGCAGCGCATTCTTGCAGCGCTCGAAGATCCGACCGGGTGGCTGATAACTCAAGCAGGACTCGACCTACTGCGTGAGGTTGCATCACGTGAGCATGATGTCGAGGCGTTCTTTGGATCACGTCGTCGAGAGCCGTCGCCGACGCATCTGCGAGCCGGGCCTGATGACTCGATTGCTGTACTCGATGTCCGTGGCCCGATGACTCGATACGCATCGATGTTCAGTGATGTGTCGGGCTTGAGTTCAACGCAAGTCATCTCGGACACGTTTGCAATGCTCGATCAAGACGATGATGTTAAGCACATCGTCGTTCGGTATGACACGCCAGGTGGGCAGGTGTCAGGCCTTGCGGACTTCGCGGACAGGATTCACGACGCAGCAACACCTGTGACGTCGTATGCCTCAGACATGGCAGCAAGCGCCGGCTATTGGCTCGGCTCTCAAGCGGGAGAGGTCGTGGTGTCACCGACCGCCATTGTCGGATCGATTGGAGTGGCTGGCAGAGCGCCACGACAACCGATGACCGACCAGATGGTGTCACGCAATGCACCTGCAAAGTTCGGTGACCGAGCTGCATCGCAAGCAGTACTCGATGCACTCGAGCAGCAGTTTCATGAAGTAGTGGCGCGAGGCCGTGGCGTTACGGCTGAGGTGGTTGCCCAGGACTTTGGTCGAGGCGCTGTGTTTGTGGGCCGCGATGCGGTCACAGCAGGGCTTGCCGACCGAGTAGCAACGTTTGATCAGATCATCGCCGGCATCGCCGCCGGCATCACCGGGGCATCCCGCCCCACAACGAAGGGGACGACTATGTCGACCGAAGTGAAGGACGGCGGCGAATCCGCTGCCACTGCGCAGGCACTTGCTGATGCGCGCGAGGAAGGACGTACTGCAGGACTCAGTGAGGCTCAGGCCGCACATGAGGCTGCGCTAGCGACTACAAAGGATGAGGCAGCGACCGCTGAGCGAACGCGAGTGTTGGCGATCGTGAAGGCAGCAAGCGACAAGCCCATCGAGGCTGTGCTTGCAGTGGCTGAGAACGCGGCTATCACCGTCGAGCAGGCCGCGGCTATCACCGGCGCCATGCCGGACGCAAAGCCTGCCAGTGCGCTTGATGCAGCGCTTGCAGGAACTAACCCGGATGTCGGCCACGATGCGCCGCTACCCGCCGACAACAATGACCAAGCAAAGGCCGATGCTCTTTGGGCATCGCACCGTGACGCCGACAAAGGAGCAGCAGCCTGATGAGCATGATTACCGAAACCCGTGGTGCATTCGCGCCGATCGTCAGCGAGGCCCCGGGACACCGATCGCGTGAGAAGGTAACGCTTGCGCAGAGCGATGAGCTCTATGCAGTGGGCACCGTGCTCGCGGCATCGGGCAGCAGCTATGTCCGATTTAACGGAACAAACACTGCTGTCGCAGTCCTCATGACTGAGGTCGACGCAGTGGCTTCAGGTGCCTCTGGCACTGCTGTCGCTCGGGACGCTGAGGTCAATGCAGGCGAGCTTGAATGGTCGTCTGATGGCAGCGATCAGCTGAACGCTACTCAAATCACCACCGGCACTGCGAACCTCGCGGACGTCGGCATCATCACCCGCTGAAGCGGAACACATAGGAGAAAAGACCATGAGTCTTGACGTATTCCGCGGTCGGGCATTTCACACGACCACGCTGACCGACCACGTAGGCAGCATGCCTTACGTGCCGATGCAGTTGCGCGACCTCGGCATTTTTGCTGTTCGAGGTGTTCGCACTCGTTCGATCTACGTCACACAACGTGACGGCAAGGTTGAGCTGATTCCAACGTCTACCATCGGTGCGCCGCCGGAGCAGTACGAGAAGGACATGCGCGACGCGATCAACTTCCGCACCAGCCGACTTGCCAAGGGCGATCGAGTTGCTGCTGAAGAGGTGCAAGGTGTTTTAGCTGACGGTAGTGAGACACAGCTGAAAAACCTGACGGGTGAAGTCAACGAGCGACTTGTTGATCTGCGCCGTGACATGGAGCTGACCAAGGAGCACATGCGTCTTGGTGCCATCAACGGGGTTGTGGTTGATGCAAAGGGTGTTCAGCTAGCCGATTACTACGGCGACTTCGCAGTGACTCGTCCGGATGAGGTTGGGTTCAGTCTCGACACTGCGTCGCTCTCCGGTATCGCCAAGTCATGCTTGGCTGTGCTTCGACACATGGAAGCAGAAGGCGGGGCAGAGCTGTCGGTGGGCGCCGGCTCAGTGGTCGGTCTTTGCGGCGCGACCTTCTGGGAAAAGCTCATTGCACACCCAGACGTCATCGATGTGTACGCCCGGGCAGCGAATGCGGCAGCGGCTCTCGATCGATCGCCAGATCAGTTCACGATGAACGGCATTCGGTTTGTTCGCTACCGCGGCACTGACGACGGCACCACCGCATCGATCCCTGCCGACAAGGTTCGCTTTGTCCCGGCTGGTACCGATGCGTTTCGCGAGTTGTATGCGCCGGCCGAATTTGCGCCGTACGTAAATCAGCGCGGATTGGCCGAGTACGCCATGGTCATTCCCGATGAGAAGCGTCAGGCACACGTTGATGTGGAGCTGTATAGCTATCCGCTGATGCTGTGCCAGCGTCCTCGCATGCTGATCTCAGGAGCTGCGTGATGAGCGCGGTCGTTGAGGTGTTTCGTCGCGTCCAGGTTGGTACCGGGCGCTTCGTGACGCGTGGCATCTACAAGGTGCCGGAATCGCTACCGACCGCTGATGCTCGTGCCGTGCTCACGTATCCCACGTGGGCGCGGCTGATCGAGGGTGAGTTACCAGAAGACGATGCAGGGGGTGAGTCAGAGTCCGGTGTCGAGCTGCCATCAAACGAGGTACTGCTCGATGTCCTGACCGATCTTGACGATGAAGCTCGCGAGGCGTACTGGGATCAGTTCACTGACACCGCGTTGAATCAGCTGTTGCTTGATCGTTTCGATGAGCCGCTGAAAGAGCGCAGCCATGGTACGGCTGCCAACATGATCGAGAAGCGGCTCGGCCTCGACTGATGAGCCGGTTCGCGAGGATGCTGAAACAATCCTCGGCGATCATCGACACCCACCTGTCCGATTGCCTTGTGACGTTCGGCAGTTCGGTCGGGTGGGCTGATAGCCTTGAGCAGCCACTCGCGCCTCGCGCCGTGTTCAGTGCTGATCAGCGAATCACGTTGCCAGGTCAGTTTGAAGACAGTTACATCGAGGGCGAGGACGCGGAAGTCAGAACGGTTTCGGTCAATACTGAGACGCTGCGATCTGTCGACTTTGGACAGCAGCATGCGACAGTCTTGCGCGGTGATCGGTTGCTCATCGAGCTGGAAGAACCCGAGTCGCCGGTGCCGTTCGTGTTCGAGGTGATCTCTGCACAACCCGATGGCAAGTGGCGAACACATCATGTGCTGAAGCCACTCGGCCCCAGTTGTGAACACAATACCGGCGGCGCAGTATTCCCGCTTACCTTCCCGGTTCTGTTCGGTGGTCAACGGTATAGCCAGTGCGCTGAGCTGGATGGGGCCGCTGTCCGACAGTGAAGCTCAATATCGAAGGTGATGTCGCTGCAGTGTTGCGCGACATCCGTTTCGGCGTGCCTGATGACATCGTGAAGCCTGCGACTGTCACGGCGCTGAACAAGACCAATAGCAAGATCGGCACAGCTTTCAAGCGCTCGGTTGCATCGGCTACCGGGCTAAAGCAGAAAGACTTCAAGCGCAAGATCAAGGCTTACCGAGCGACACGTCGATCAGTGTCCGCGAAGACATGGATCGGGTTGCGCTCAAAGATTCCGCTGTCGAGGGTGGCGTCGGGTAGGCGCGGCGCGTATCTCAAAGGAACGCTTCTGGACGTGTCAGCTGCCGACGCGTTCACCGCGACTGTAGGGTCAGGCCGCCATGAAGGCGTGTTTGTGCGTAGCCCCAAGGCTGCGACCGCATCCGGGCGAGACTCGAGAGGCCGCTTGCGCAGAGGCCGTCTGCCAATCCAAGAGGTCAAGCTTGATCTATCAAGGGTCGCGCCGCAATTGCTGAAAAAGGCGGGCGACTCTGTTGGCGAAAAGGAATTTCAACAGCAATTTGCCTTTGAGCTGAAGCGGCGCTTGAGACGCCCTGCGCGTAAGTCAAGGACGTCTAGACGCTCAAGATGAACTCCGCGAAAGAACGTCTTATCGAGCAGCTACACGCTGTGCTCGACACGGCTGAACTGGGTCTGAATTCAGCGACGGATGCGCCGCTGACAACAGATGACGGGCTGCCTTTGGCGCGTGAGCACCAGAAGCGTGTGTCGCTCGTGTACGTCGATGACGCACCGGACGATGAGCGCGCAGTGATGGGTCTAGACGCGCGCGCGCTTGAGATGGATGTCGCGATCGTGACGGCAATGGCCGACGACGCAGACATAGAACTTCGACGCCTTGGTGATGCCGTTCGGCACGCACTGGGCGCCGAGATCACGGTTGATGGCGTTGAGATTCTCATCGCAGATGCCGGGATGACCGAGCCGGAAGTGTCCGGCGAAGAACACGTGCAAGTGGTCACTGCGCGACTGCAATTCTCCCTGTACTACCGGACGCCGACCGGCGATCCGTCAACCTTCGCATAGAGGATACGGCCACCATGGCAAAGATGAAGGGCGGGCGCGGAAAGCTCGCAATTGGCGCAAACGTTATCGTTGAAGTTCGCTCGTGGAGCATCAGCGAATCACCCACCGAGACCGACACCAGCATCCTGAACAACCTCGATTCATCCGGTGATCCGGTTGCTCGAACCGAGGCAGGCGCAAACAACGTCACGCTGAATCTGTCGATCTACGTTGATAATGAAGACACCGCGCAGAGCTTGCTGCAGGTCGGTGGCACTGAGCAGAACATCACGCTGTGGCCCGATGGCGAGGTGAGCGGTCGACCGGTGTACACAATGTCCGCGTGTGCCGTGACTACCCGCAGTGAGTCGGCGGATGATATCAACACCTATGTCGGTGGCGAGATCGCGCTCAAAGCGAACGGTGGCATTGATCGGGACTTTGTCGCCTGATGCGTGACGAGGCTTTGGTCGCAGCTGGGGTGGAGTCCGGCACCGACGCTTTGGTCGATGTGGAGCTTCAGGATGAAGCCCCCGCGCTTTCTGAGCCGCGCACTGAGGTGTCCGGCCCTGAGCTGACTGCCTTGTTTCGTAGCGAGGCAGCGGAGCAGGGTCAGGCACTGCGCGGGCCCATCTACATCGATGAGCTGGCAACCGACGAAGTGCGCCCGGCGGTGTGGTATCGGCGCTTGTCGCGTGATGAAAAGCGACAGCTGCAGCAAGACGGGGCGGAACTGAAGAAGAATACGAAGGACTGTACAGCCGAAGATGTCACCGCGTTTGTCTTTATGCGTCGAGCGTTGAATTCAGACGGCGCTCGATTATTTGTGGACATGCAGGTCGAGGAAGCGCGGGCCGGTAACTGGAACGATGACGCCATCATGCGAGTGGTGACGGAGATGGCGGCAGGTTCTCGTACTCGTCTGTCTGACGAAGACCTGGGAAACTCCTGACGGCTGATCCTGTGCTCTTGCAAAAGCTCTATGTCGCTGATCGATCAGGCATGACGCTCTGGCCGTGTACATGTGTAGATGACATGCACCCGCTAGAGCGTCGTTTGCGCCTGACGTTCTGGGCTTGGAAACAGGACAACTTGCCAGAGCGTGCGCCTGCATGGGTGCAGGGCATGGTGTCGGCCATGAG